AGAGTTTGGAATTAGCAGCAGGGGCGGAACCCTTATATACTTCACGGGAACCATCCTCAAGATCACCAAGCAGAAGGAAGTTACCATTCTCAATAGCCAGCATAGTGGTCTTGTTTTCAGATTCGGACTGATAACGTACAGAAACGAGTCTGGCTCTATCGTCTGTACCAGTAAGTTTATCTGTTCTAACAACAGCATGTAAATTAGCCATATTAATCCTCCTTATTTAATAAAAAAAGACCGCACGAATTTGCGGTGTAAGTAAACTATATGATTATTACCTATTTGAGATACTTCTTCACAACGCCGCCATAGGGCTCATCGTCTTCCGGAGTATCAGTAGGTTGAATAGGAAGTTTCGGAGCCTTTCCGCTCTCAAGAGAGAAGCTCTTTGCGCTCGGAACATTATATCTGCCACGAATCGCATAGCACTTTTCTTCGAGAACGTCGAGTGCCATCTCGGAACAATTCTCCTTCAGAAGAGTGAAGTCTTCGATACCATTCAGATCCTCAAACTTCTCAAAGATGGCTTCCCTCTTTGCAGAAAGAATATTTTCTTCGTTCTGAATCTTATAACTTCTGAGATCGTTCAGTTCAGTCTCTGCATTCGTAAGTGCGTCAGAAACAGAGTTGTACTTTTCCTCAATTTCATTCTTCTCTGCGATTGCATCAGACACTGCTTTGCTAGCATTCTCAAATACAGCTCCAATAGGAGACACCTGTTCTCCTTCATCAAAATCTACAATTGCAAACTTCTTTCTCTTTTTGGATTCGAAATCGATCTCTACATTATCGCCATTGAGACTGTATGTAAATCCGTAGATAAGCCAGTCAGAAATGTCGTAGGCGTATACTTCGTTAGAATCGAGATCACAGTCAATGTACCAATATCTTGTCTCGACACCCCATACGGTCTCGTATGTTTCCTCGGAAAGATTCCTACGAATCTCGTCAACGATACCCTGTGTCAGAGCGAAATCCTGAGGCTGCTCCGGCTCGTCATTGTGAGCCTCTTCAGACGCTTTACTTAAAGCCGCAAACTTTTCCTCCAGCTCCTCAATTGTGAAGTCCTCAACAGAAAAGTCCAGACTATATAAATCAATTCCATACTTAGCAGCTAATTTCATTCTTTCTTCCAATTTCTCTTCTCCTCCTTCCATCGAATATTTTTGTGGGTGTATATTGTCATCGCCAGATGGCGTAACAACTGAACTAATAGAATCCTTTAAATCCTGCATCATCTCGGCAATCTGTTGTTTGATCCCCTGATTAGAGAATATTAGAGCACTGCTTTCATAGCACGGTTCTACGCCAATTAAACAGAAGGCCGTAAACTCAAAATCATAAATATGGAAATACCCGTCGTCGAGGAGCTCCCCGTCAAATACCGTTATTTCCATGCTATGAGATGTGATTCCATCCTTTTTAATTTTCCTATAAGCTTCTTGTCTTTTCCAAAGCAGAACATTTGCAAACAGGTATTCATGCTGTGATCCGTCCTCTTCTTCAACGGTATCCCAGTACCAATTTGCGCCGGTAGGTATAACACCAACCGGGTCTGTAGCGTTTACGATTCTCATAGAGCCGTCTTTTTCGACAACGAGTTCAATATCATGACCTCCAAGAGTGTCGGAATCCCTGTCGTAGTTGCATACGATGGGGCAGTTATACATACTTTCAATACATTTTTCGAAAGCTCCTTTAGAGATGTAACTCTTGTTTCTGTTCTGTCCGGTATAAGCAATTCTCAAAATAGCAGAATCAAAGGACGAATTGATTTCGTGAACTTCGGTTAGAGATGATGCGAATTCGAGATTAATTACTTTGTTTTTCTCCATCCCAACCTCCTGAAATAAAAAAGGCCTTACTGTTGCCTCATTACTGTATAACGAGGTGGAGTAAGGTTAAAAAGTTAAAGTATTTGACTCGACAAAATTCTTTACTGTGAACAAATCAAACTTTAGATCGTCATTTGACTTGAATACAAAAACTGAATTTCTCAAATCATTCTTTAGTAATAGGAATCCAAAACCTAATAGTTTGTCTCTGTCCTCTTCAGAGAAGACGTATATGAATTCTTTCAACGGTCTTTTCACCAGTCATCACCATCTTCCCTTGATTGTTCCCCACTATCAGTCAAATCCCCAGCGTCTTTCTGAGGTGCTCCGCCCTCATCAGTCGCTCCTTGACCATCGAGTTCATCTGTTGTCATCTGCGTAGAACTTCTAATGGGTTTAAACATATCCTGTAAACCAAGTACTTCAGTCTCAAGGAAGCTCATACTATCGAGCTCTGCCTGTCCAATACCTTGGGATGCGGCGTATGCCGATATGGTAGGAAGCCCGTAGGACGCTGCTTTAAGATAAGCGTCACCAACTTCTTTGGAGTTATACTGTGATACATTTAAGAAATTAACATAGAAATTCTTCCCGTAAGGAAGAGACTGAACAAGGCGATTGATCGCATCACCTATGCTTTTAACAACGCCATATGTCATTGCCTGGTCATTCTTGATCGCAAGTAAAAGTGCATTAGCAGATGCCTTATCATTATTAAACAGAAGAGAAGATACACCAGCCGCTGTGAACAGGTTCTGCTCTGCATCAGCGATTGTATTAGTGTCTCCTGTGTTAGATTTCTCAAAACTAATCTTATCGATCTTCATAGGCGAAAGGATAGACCCGACTTCTTCCGGGAGAACCTCATCAAGATTGAACCAGAACTCTTTGGCTTTGTTGTAATCAATCAACCAGTCGCCATCGTCATTCATAGGAAGCGTCATAGCGAGCATTGCGTAGTTCTCGATAGCTGTCTTAGCCAGCTTAAGATTTCGATAATCCTCCAAGTCGTAAACTTCTCTCAAAAGCCCAGCGAATGGAGGAATGGCATAGTCAAGAATCTCCGCATTGAACTTGATACAAAACGCATTCGGGGAGTCAAGCTCAATCCATTTAGAGATCATGTTTTCTTTGTAGATTGTATACTTGGTCGTGAACTCCTGAGGATAGTATTGCAGCAGGTCATAGTACCTGTCGAAATACGAGAAATCAAAAGTAACATTGAGAACATTTCCCTCGATAGAAGATATTCTGCAATAATCGCTCGGGAGCTGCTGGATTGTAATATTCTCACTAGAAACCCAGAAGTATCCGAAGAATACATCATCTCTAAAGCATACAGCGATAATCTTAGGCAGCTGAGTCTTAATATTCATAGAGGATAGAAGATTAAGAACCTTCCTGTAATTATTATTGATGATTCTAACATTAGCCTTTTTAGGATCGATTTTATACGGCTCTACAATATATGCAAGATCTGTAAGTCCAACGAAATACTGAATGAGCCTTCTGAAATGAGGACTCGCTCCGTAAATGTATGTTATAGCACGACGTAATTCTCTTTCGTATCTATACGGATTAGAAAGGTACTTCGTAATATCGTCCTTCGTATATATGGAGAAGGTAGGAGCGCTCCTGTAGTTGTTCAGATCTCGCAGTATTAATCTTTTTAATTGGATGAATTTTTGCGAGAAAACGCCAAAGTCTTGTGTCTCAGTGACGGATTGGATGTTAACGCCATCCTTGTTTGTTGTTATATCCATTCTTTTTGCTCACCGCCTTTCCGCTGTATGATGGTGGTTTAATAACAAACATCTGTGAAGAGTGAAAGTCATTGTTAAACTTTTTATTCATTTTATTCTCTAGCTGAGTAGCCACGTAATAGTTATACGAGAGAGAAGAGTATCTATCCTTACGCATCCCAGAACGTTCGTATATCTTAACCTTATTTCCGCTTTCTTCGTGTAGTAGCTTCGTGAGCTCATCTATCAGAAGTGTGGTGTGAATATACGGAAGCTGAAATTGTAATCTTTCCTGAGGATTTAAAGATTTGTATCCTCTGATTTTAGAAAGAGACTCCTCAGCGTCATATTCAGTTTCGAGCAGACGTATGCGCCCGCTTCGAAATGCTTCTCTTAACAAAAAGGCACAATCCGAATTGAACTGTGCGTTTGCTTTAATTGCCCATATAACCTTTTCGGCGCCAAGCACCGTGCATCTCTCAGCCATTTCTGGGCTGTTACAACAGTTGATGGCTGGATATATTTCCCCGGACTCCGGGTCAACCATATCTCTTGCAAGACAGTCAAATACTCCGAGTCCTAGCCCTGAAGTATCTAATACTATATAATCGCACAAGTATTCATCGAAGAGTTTGCGAATCTCCAAAGCCTGGTCGTCTGTTCTTAAGCCCTCGTAGGCTGTTGAGAACACTATATTACTTATATATCTACCAGATTTTGTACGCACAAGCTGATTAACAAAAACAGCAGTGGCGTCATTATTGTGCTTTTTGCTTGACATAAGAGCAATATCAGCAGAAAGAATTCTAAGCTCTCCATTTTGCTTTGGTGGTATCTTCACGTATTGTGAGTTCCCAACCTTTGCGGATATCCTATCTGGAAGCATAGGATATTTTATTTTTCGGTTCTTGGATATTGAGTCAAAATCAAAGAACGCTCCGTCGGCAGATCCGTAAAACTCGGCACCCATTTCCATCGAAAACTTGATATCGCTGAAATCCGTTTCTGACATTTCATCAGCAACAGTTTCTGGATCAAGCAATCCCTCACAAATAGACAGCTGATACGGAAAGCCGCATACGAACTGGTGCCTGTCTGGATTCACCATTGCCCTAAGTGTATCAACACACTTGGTATAAGACCAGTGATCCTTCCAGTACGCCGAACTAAGATATATAGTCAGATTCTTTTCTTTTGCGTATTCAGCTTTACGCTGTTGTTCTGTGAGCTCTGAATACCTTGGCATTCTCCGAAGCGTAAGGAACTTTCTAAGAATTGTATCAATCGTATTTTTCGAAATGAGTCTGTATTCATCGAGCAGCAGGACATGACACCTGTTACCTCGAGCGGTGTCACTTGCTGTAACGACCTTGATAGTACTCGTATTATGAAATACGATTACGGCATTCGTTCCGTTAATCTTAGTCTCTTTATCGTTGATCTCGGCACATAGTTCTGGCGATTGCGGTTTTAGCTCATGTATTATTTTTTCTAAAACATTTATAGCCTGTCCTCTGGTACCAGAGGCAATACAGACCTTTGTCCCCGGATATAGAACACATCTTGTAACGCAGTAGATTGCGCTAAGATAAGTTTTGCCGATACCACGGCAGGCAACGAGCACAAAAGTTGTGCTCCAAAACATCATTACCAGAAGAATCCTTTGAAATAGGCGTAATCGAATATGTAAATAATCCTCTGCAAACTTATCTGGGTTCTTTCTGTAGAAAGCGCCCCAGTACGCAGCTCCTTCGAGAATACGGTCGTACCTTGAATTCATTATTCGTTATATGAAGGGGTCTCTTCCAGATATTCCAGAAAGGCCTCCTCGTCATCTCCATCATATTCAGGTTTTTCTACGCTATACTTATTCAATTCTTCTTCGTAAAGTTTTGTATATTTATTTCCTTTAATGCCGAGCATCTTGCATAGATGCCCCATCCAAGTGAAAACATATTTTAATATTGGACTCTCGTCGTATTTATCGGGCAGAGGTCGTTCGTTTTCCCAACGATACAACCATACGCCAAGAGGATTGTTTGTAGCGGATATGTCATCCTCCTGCTTCCTCTGTGTTGGCTTGAGGTTCGCACTGCCAAGAAGATTATTCAAGGCGCTCACACTTTTCTCTACGGAACGCCCAGCCGCTCTGTCTCTGTTGATATCAATCTCAATAGAGCAAATCTGCCTGATCAATGCCTTTGTACCGATATCGAGTTCTATATCAGACGGAAACTCAGACATCCAATAAGCCCATCTTTGCTCCAATTCATTATACATACCTGGAGTATACCCCGGCCCCCAGAACGCTATGGTTTCATCACTGATAGTGTCACTGCCGTCAGAACCAGGAATACTGGTAAAGCCGCTCCCGTCGCCAGACGGTCTCGTAATTCTTGCGAAGTCCCATAAAGTTCCTTCCGCAGAAAGAGTATCATCATACGATTTACCTGCATATGAGCTGGATACCAGCTTTGCCATATACTGTGTCATCATAGATTTCGTTGTCGCTTTCTTTAAGACAATATCGTAAACTCTGTCGTCCCAGTACAGGTCGAGCTTTCTACACATCTGTCTTACAGCGAGTTTTGGGTCGTTGCACTGAGCCAAATATCCGTCATACATCTCGTCGATACATGTCTTACAAACAGGTGCATGGCCAAGTCCTTTGTGTTGGACAGCATAGCTCACGGGGAAGTAACCCTTTCTTCTGGAATATGCCG